TGGAGATACTTCTCCATGTAATAATATAACTAATACGATAAAAAATTTCATGTTTATTTTAAAAGGAGGGGTATAAACCCCCCCTAGTTATTTGCTATTATGCAAATGTTACTTTTTGTGCTTCGGAATCACCTTCACCATCGAAGTCAGCAAGTACACAGAATACACGAACTTTACAATTCACTGCACCTGTTGCAATTACTAATTCAATAGTATCAGCAGCAGCATAGACTCTATATCCAATAGATGTTGTACCCATTGAACTGTCTCCTGCTCTTGCTCTAGTTACTTCCATACCTGCGGTTGCAGTTGAAGCAGATACAAAAGCATCTACGTCTGCACCATCGCCAAGTGATAGAGTTCCTGAATTACCTGCACTGTCTGCAGTTAAAACATCTAGACCTGCATACAAACATAAAGTGTTTGCAGGTACTTCTATTACTTGTACAACGTCACCACTTGCATTTGTAAACTCAGAAAAGTCTACTACTTGTGACACACATCTGACTGCCTTACCTGTTGGTAGTGCTGCAGGAGATGATGTGTTACCTGTTACTGTTAAAGTTGCCATTTAATCATTACCTCCTATTAGTCTATTTTGATATGTGAAAGAACGAGAGCATTGTCTCTTAGTACTTTTCTTCCAAATACATGAAGACCTCTAACTACATCAGAAAAAGTTTCAGGATGTCTGATAACTTCAATCTTTGCGATATGGTTAGCTGTCGCTGTAGATGACATATGACCACCTAATACTTTGAAGAAGTTCGAAGTTGAACTTGCTGCGAAGTTGTTTGTCATATATACGTCATGTTCATAATCTTACCGGCAATAACTTTACCATTTCTTAATGGTGTAGCACTACCTGTAGTATCACTCATTAGTTTGCTAGATGCTTGACCTAATTGCTCAACAAATTCTGGACCTGCTAAGAACCATCTGTTCTCTTCTGGTACATCCGATGCGTTTAACAATCTATTTACTTTAGAGATTGTGTCAACTGGGTCAATTTCGCCTGAAGCAAAACCAACATCTTGGTCTTCTCCAGAGCCTGAGTCTGCTCCTAGTAAGTGGTCAGGGCCAGATGAACTGACTCCTGCTACCATTGCTGCGATTACGTTTTTGTCATAAGCGTTCTTAAGTGCATAAGCACCAGAAGAAGTTGCAACACTTTCAAAGTTAACATGGGAATGTCTTTCCTCAATGTCATCAACTTTAAATGAAAATGCGTTTGCTTGGTCGACAGTCAATTGGATTTGGTCATCAGTGATGTCTTGTGCATCAACAACCGCTCCTCTTGAGTACGCACTAACAGTAATAGTAGGTTCTTTTATGATGTTTACTGTGTCTCCATAAGCTTCAATCTCACCGGCATAGTCAGTGTTAGTAATTGCTTCTACTACTGATGCGGTACGAAAGAACTTTTGGACTTTTTGGGAATAGATAATCGGGCTAAAGTTTCCGTTAGCTAGATTATTATTACCTGATACTTTATCAAAAGCCATCTTTTTTCTCCTATTATTTATTAGTTATTATTAAAATTGATATGAGTTAACTGTTTATACGATGCGACCTTCTCTATGAGCCTTATCAATGTCAGCTTCAAACTTAGAATACTCATCTGGTTTCATAGATTTAATAGCTGCCCAAGTCCATTGTTTCTTATCAGTTGGTGTTTCAGATACTTTAGTTTTAGAAACTGCTTTTGCTGCTTCTTTCTTTGCATCATAGTTTACCTTCTTAGTAGAAAGTCCTCTGTCATACTTGTACAAGTCTATTGCACGTGCTGCAGATTTTGGATTGTCACTATTGTCATAAAGCCAAGATTGTACTGTACTATCCTGTACAGAAGCCCAGTCATGAAAATCTCCGCTTTCACGAATCTCTTTAAAGTCTGGATGCTTCTTTGCAAGTTCTACTTCTGCCCTATCTCTAGACAAAGAAGATTGTTGTTTTTTTATTTCCAACAGTTGTTCTTCCATTTCTTGTTTAGATTTAAGTGTAGCTTCTGTAGTTAATTGCATAACAGAATCATACATATCAGGATAGTCTTTTCTCCACTCTTCTAAATCTTCTTTAGATTTAAAAATAGGTTGAGAAGCAACTGCTTCCTTTTCTTTCTTAAGTTTGAGAACTTCATCTTTGTGCTTAGATAATGTCTCATCATAATGCCGTTTTAAATCGTCATATCGCTTCTTAAAAGCGGCATCTTCTACTCCAACAGGGCGTTCCTCTTTGGGTTTCTTCTCGTCAGTTTCTTCCTTAGATTCTTCGGTAGCTGCTGTTTCGTCTTCCTTATCCATTAAGTTCCTACTAGGGTGCTTATATGGACTTGGAGTTGCGAGTTCTTCTGTTGCTTGAAAATTTTGTTCTTCTACAACAGTAGAGTTCTGTTCGTCTTTTTCCATTTATCCTCCTTCGGGGTGCAGTTGGAATCTGGTCGCCCCTAATTTGCAGGGCCGTTACGCTGTAACGGGTGG